CTGAACCCCGTCCATGCTGGCGCAGGCTATGCCATTGATGCACGGTTCTTGTCGGGCCTCAGTAACGGAGCCAACGTAACGTCGTGGACATCCAGGCCAGGGAAGACGTTTGACTTCACGGGAGCCAGCAACTACCCGACGTTCTCGGCATCGGTCGCAGCGGCTGCGAATCAGCCGGGGGTTGCCTTCTTGGGAACTTCTTCGCAGAGACTGATCAGCACCAACCCCAAGATACTCGCATCGGGATCCACGACATGGACGCATGTGGAGTTTTCCACTAATGGTTCCAACTTGGTCACCTTTGTCCAGAAGGGGATAGGCGGGTCAACCAACAACACTGGGATTGGATGCACCTTCACGGACAGCGGAGTCGGGGGGCTTGACGTTGCCACAAGAGTCGGTACTCATATCTATTATTCAGACCCTGCAACTTCTACCTCTCAACTCCTGAGTAGTACGCCTACAACAAACGGCTTCGTCTTCAGTATCCGGCAGAACGGAACAGCCCAGCAGTCAAGAAACAGGTGGGAAGCTATCAACAGTAGGGTTTCATCGGGATCGCTGCGGGAAACAGCAGTCAACGCTCCAGCCGACTTCAGGACGGGAACCCATCACGCAAGCTGCTTATTCCCCGTGGCCCTCTCGGATTCGCTCCATCGGCGCATCGTTGAACACTATGCCTATTCCTTCAAGAGTGCTATCTGACCATGCCCCACCTCTCCCTCCCCGGCCAACCCATCCGCTTTGAAACGGGCGAAGCAGCCGCCAATCTTGAGCGCAAGGGCTGGACGATCCTGCCTGAGCAGCCCGACCCCACCGCCACATGGGACGGGACGCAGTGGGTAACACCACCCCCGCCGGAGCCAGTCCCTGGCTACATCAACTTCTGGGACGCGCTGGGAGGAAGCACGGCTTACGCGCAGCTGCTGGGACTTGCCATGACCAGCTTGCCGGCGAACACCGCACTGACTGCCTTCATCGCTGAGTTCCAGGACGCGAAAGAAGGTCGCCCCAATGTTGCTGCCATCCAAGCCTGCATCTTCCTGGTGATGCAGGCCGCTGCCGAAACGCTGACCGCTGGGCACGTAGCGGAGCTTCAGGAGCTGATGGAGGACCACCATCTTGCGGCTGTCTACAGCCTGTCGCCACCCTGAGCCCGCAAGGATTGGCGGTGGCTCGCGATCAGTAGTCCCAGACGGCGCAGGGGGACACCCCGCCTTTGGGGTGAAAGCCACCGCCGTTGCGCTTGTCGATGTGCAGGAAGCCCTTGCGGCGGCCGTCGCCCAGGGCGCCGCTCCAGCGGCCCTTGAGCCACGCAAACATGCCGTTGAGGTCTCCGTCACCCGGGAAGATGTCCAGCGCGTCACCGGCGACGTGCCGGCTGTCGCTCACGCCGCCCACGGCCCGGTTGAACGGCTCGGGCCGATAGCCACTGGTGATCAGCACAGGCCCGCCCCAGTGCTCGCGGATCAGATCCGCGTCGCGGATGACGCCCAAGATGTTCTTCTCCTCAGGCGAACCTGCAGCCGGGCGGCGCCGCAGATCGCCCCGCAGCACTTCACTCACCGTGAAGTACCGCCCCACCGGTGCATTCAGGTCGCTCCAGTCCACCGTGGTGATCCGCCCCTTGGCGGGCGCAGCCGGTGTCTCGGGACCGAAGTGGGGCCCGTACAGGTACCACTGGCCGGCCTGGTCCTCGAGGGTCACCAGGTCGTGAGCATCACCGGCGACCTCCTCGATCGAGGAGCAGCGAATCAGCGCCTTGGCGGCCACCTTCACCTTGCCCGTGGTCGAGAGGTAGTTGCTGGCGATGGGGGCCTTTTTGAGGAACGTGTCCTGCTTGGCCTTGAGGATCTGAGTCATGGGCGTCTCGGAGTTCCAGAGCGCTGCTTCACGCTGACGACGGATTGCAAGCTCTGGCGAAACTCTACCAAGGCTGTCCCGCTCAAACTGCGGCAGCAAGGCCGCCACGTCGTCCGGGTAGCGCCAGATCGAGCGCAGCTGCCGGCGCCTGCTGCCGCGCCCAGTGGCCAGCGCCTGGGGGTCATTGCAACCAGGGCCCAGCAGGAAGCTCAGCACCGCCGCTTGCCTTGAGGGCCCAAGCAGGTCCCAGCCCGCCAGACTGCCCCGTGCCAGCGCGTCACAGGTCAGCAGCTCGCTCCACAGGCTGGCGTCAGCCTGGGCGCGATCCATGCGATCGCCCAGGACAACGCCTCTCCTGCCCAGCACGCTGAGCCGGTAGCCAACCTCGGCCACCCCGCACTCGTTGAGACGCGCTTCGCTCAGCAGGGGCGTCGTCTGACGAACCAGCTCAGCGGCCTGGAGCAGGCCGCGCATGTCGCCCTCAGGCCGTGGCTCCAACGGCCTGGGCCAGCGCCGCGGTCACCGAGGCCTGGTCATTCATGTCGGCCCCCGCGGCAGCGGCGATCGCGGCTACCCCAGCATGGCCGGGCAGCTCGCCGCCCTGGGCCAGCACGGTCTGCTTGAGGGCGTCCTTCCAGCGCAGCGCTTGTTCAGAGCCAGGCTGCTGCAGGTGGGGGGCGGCGGGTGTGAACTGGGAGGCGTTCATCAGCCCTCACCCAGCAGCTGACGGGACATCAGGGCCTGGGGGGTCACGTTCTGGGAGTAGAACGCGGCCGCTTCCCTGGGGTTGTTGTCCATCAGGTAGGAGAAAGTGTTCCAGAAGTCGGCCCCGCCCACGGCGCCGGCCTGACCGGGGGACTGCATCTCCAGCTGGGGGCGCTGGTAGGGCACCTGCACCTGGGGCGCCTCAGGTTGAGGGGCGCTCTGGAAGGACTGGTCCATACGGGCTCCGGTGCGAGGGGGAAGCATGCGGCCGCTGGACTCGCCGTAGGCCACCTCGGCGGCCAGGCGGTCGCGGGGCGATTCTTCGACCGGGGCAGCGGGCTGCTCGCCAGGGCCGCCAGGGCCGAAGAACTCAGTGGCGTACTGGTGCAGCAGCGGGGGCGAGCTCAGCACGGTGTGGTACGCCGCGTTGTCCTCAGCCGCCGCGGTGATCAGGGTGTGGGCGTTCTGCAGGTTGGCCTGCAGCTGCTGCGCCTGGGAGGTCAGCTCAAGGGTCTGCTGGGCCTGACGCAGCAGCGCGTCCTCGACCACGCAGGAGTAGTGGTTGAGCAGCGCCGGCGCTTCAGGGCCGAAGTGCTGGAGAACCTCAAGACTTGCGCCGCTCAGGCTTTCCAGGTACCGGTCGCCCGTTGGTGCGGCGGTAGCCGGCTGTGAAGGGGTCGGAACCTGCAGCGGCGCCGGAGCTTGCGCCCATCCCTGGGGCACCACCTGCGGCTGCTGGTAAGGCGAGGGGCTGTAAACCGGCTGCTGGAACATTGCCGGCGGCGCCATTACCCCCGCTGGGGCTGGAGCCGAATAGCCCTGGACCGGTTGGGTCTGAGGCCATGACGGAGCCTGGCCCTGGTAGCTGGGCGTCGCGGTCGAAGAGTTGTAGAGCCCTTGAAGGGCCGAGTCCCACGGATTGCCCGCCGGGGGCGCCGGAGGGGAATAGGGGGCTGCTGGAGCCTGCGGCGCCTGAGCTGTCGGGTAGGAAGATGGGTTGCTCGCTACCGGCGCTTGCGGGTAGCCCTCGATCCCGGCGGGAGCGCTCGAAGGCGTTGAGGCCTGCGGGATCGCCGGAGCCTGAGGAGTCACGGTAGGTCCCTGCATAGGTCAGCTCACGCTTGAGGAAGTCGAAGGCCCGATAGAGGTAGGGCGTCATGTCCAGTCTAGGGTCTGCCAGGAGTGGCAGATTGGGAGCCTGGGGATGCGGCGTTTGCTGCATCTGGGCAATCAGAGACAGGAACGTCCCAATACTGGCTTGAGTCTGCTGCGCCATCCTAAACGGGAAGCCGCTCAACATTGCACTGCGCTCCTCGTCGGTCTTGTCCGGGAACAGGTGACGCAGGGCCTCGACAGATGCAACACCCAGCTCCTGCAGGTTGCGCACCACGATCGACTTATTGAGGATGTCCTCGGCCGAATCCTCGAACACCGGCCCACGCCAGCGCCAATCCACCTGGCGGTCGCCATCGGGGATCAGTCCCATCACCCCAGGCGGCATGCTCTGCTCCTGCACCGCTTTGCGGATCTTCTCCTCCAGCGTGGCGTCGTACTTGGCCATCGCCGCATCGAAGGCCTCGGCCTCCTTGCGGAACTTGGCCGGATCCGGCTGCTGCTCCTGGATCGGCGCCTCGGGCTTCTTGAGCTTGATGGCGGCGGCGAAGCTCTCGCGGAACACCCGCTCCTCGTTGTAGAGGACCAGCGCCAGCAGCTTGCACAGCCCGTAGGTGAGCAGTCCGCGGCACTTCCGCCCGGCAGTGGTGGCCGCCCGGCCGAACAGGCTCTTGATCTCGTAGGCCGTCGCCCCGCTGCTGACGCCCAGCTCGTCGACACCGCCCAGGGCGCCGCGCAGCTCCTCGCGGTACTGACGGGCGTAGAGGTTCTGGTCCCCAGACACCGAGTCCGGGGTGATGTACGCCACCCGGTCGGTGTTCTCGAGGTTGGCGATCAGCCGCGGAATCTTGAAGCCCCGGTCGCGACCGGTGCCGATGCCAGCCGGCGGCGACATGCGCGTTGAAGGGGAGCCCTCACCTGAAAAGCCCGCCTGCGAGGCGATCGTCGGCCGGGCTGGGGCTGAGCCGGTGGTGGCCTCGATGATGTCGCTCTTGGGCCGCGAGGACACCAGCGTCGGGTTGCCGAAGAAGCGGATGTTCTCGCGGATGTTGCCCACCAGCTCGTCGTGGCTGAGCAGCTGGTCTTCGAGCCAGTCGAAGTCACCGGTGGCGTCCATGCCGGTGGACTTCATGATGTTGAAGGCCTCCACCGCCGGGATGAAGCCCAGGGAGTTGCGCACCGTCCGGGTCTTGCCGAAGGGCTCTCCCATGAACGGCGACGCGGTGTCCAGGTTCGGTCGCGCCGCCGTGATCGTCTCGCGGATCGCGTCGCGCCGCACCACCAGCTTCACCCACTGGCGTTGGTTGCCGCCCGGACCCAGGTTGGCCGACAGCGCCGCCCCGGGCTTGACGTCGAAGGCGTACACCAGGTGCAGCTCTTCGATCTCGGTCATCGCGTCGTAGTAGGCCCGGTAGTCCGCCTTGGGGAACCACATCAGCCGGTAGCTGTCCTTGACTGGGCGGAAGAACCACAGCCCCTTGCCGTCGAGCAGGAAATCGTCAGCCACCCCCTCGAGCCGCTGATCCACCTCGTTCTCGGCGATCAGGTTCTGGAGAAACATCTTGCGATGCCCGAAGGTGTCCTGCTTCGGGTAGAACTCGATGCCCTGCCGCAGCATGAACATCCGCTGCTGCGCCAGGTGGCCTCCCACCACCAGGGTGTCAGAGGTGCCAGAGGCGGTGCGATCCCTGGCGGCCTCGAGGATCTGGCGGAACCGGGGGGACTTTGGTGCCACCATCTCAGTACTCGACCTCCGCCGGTGACCGGCGCATCAGCGCCTGAACCACAATGTTAAGGCTGTCCGCGCAGTCGTCATGCGTGCAGTGCCCGAAGTTGACGACCTCGTCGACCATCACCTGAAAATCCCGGTATTTGTTGAACAGGACCTTGCCGGTCTGCAGTAGACCCATCATCCCCCGCAGCCGGGTCATCTTGTCCCCCTTGAGCCCCTTGAGCGGCAGCGGCCGCAGATTGGTCAAGGAGCGCTCCTCGTGGCAGATCCGCTGGAAGTCCCCCATGAACGACTTTTGATACGCCACCGCCTCCGGCCAGATTGCCACCTCGCTGGTGGTCGCAAACAGCTGGCCGTCGTCGTTCTCCCGGAGCAGGTTCCACTCGACCAGCAGCTCGCAGAGGGCATCGATCTTCTCGAGGTTGCCAATCGTCCGCAGCCGCCGGAAGTCGATCACGTAGCACTTGTCCCCCAGCCGGCCGGCCAGGGTGAGCACGGTCCAGTCGTGGCGCTCGGTCAGGCCCGCTGAGAGGTCCATTCCCACCCCGATCGCATCAAACACCTCCGGCAGCTCGGCCGGGCGGAACAGCGACGGGCTGATCCCCAGCTCGGTGGTCGAGACCGGCTTGTTGAGGTACTGGTACGCAAAGGAAACGTAGTCCTCGCTCTGGCGCTTGAGCAGGTACTTGAGGCTGTGCATCTCCGGCCAGTAGCTGCGCGGGGTGCCCTTGTCGTCGTACTCGATCGCCGCCTGGGTGATCACCTTCCAGCCGAACTTCGGCACGAAGGTGGTGGCAAACATGTCGTCGAAGTGGAAGCGGGTGCCCAGCACCAGCGAGCGGCCGCCCTCGAAGCGCGTCGGCGAGATCACCGCGTTCCAGTTGTGCTCCATTTCCCGGCGCACGTCGGGGTTGGCGATGTCACTCTGGCTCTTGATCAAGTCATCGACCAGGACCAGGTTGGCCCGCTTCGAGGTGATCGCCCCCCGCAGGCCGGCGCAGGCCAGGGTGAAGGCATCTTCGCCGCGCACGTCGATCCCCGCAAAAGCAAAGTCGATCGACCACAGCTCATCGCCTTTCTTTTGCCGGCTCATCCGCACGTTCGGGAAGATCAGCCGGTAGTCGTCCGAGTGGATGATCGACTTGACCGCGGCGCTCTTGGCCCGCGCCACGTTGACGTTGTAGGAGACGTAGAGGATGCGCAGCAGCTTGTGCTCGAGGGCATGCTTGCCAATCAGCCAGGCCAGCAGCATCGCCACGAAGGTGCTCTTGGCGCTTCCTCTGGGGCTGAGCAGCGCTGTGTCGGGCCCGGCGATGAAGCTCAGGTGGTCGTTGCTGGTCCCCGTGAGGAAGACCTTGTACCAATCGCGCATGTGCCGCGCCGGTGGCTTGCCCAGGCGCGCACAAAAGACGGCGAAATCGGTGCGGGCCGCCAGGATCTCATCTGGGACCTTCTCCTCGTCGACATCCTCCCCGGGCAGGGCGTCCGGCAGCAGCGGGACCTGACAGGTGGCGGCAGCGGCCATCGCTTCGGTCGCAGCCTCCCGGGCGGCCCGTCGATAGGCGAGGACGCGAGAGGCGGCAGGCATGGCGTCAGACTAGGCCAAGACGCATGAGACCTGGCGCTGGATGTGTCTTGCGCGCTCAGCGCTCGTCCATCAGCACCGCCCACACCGCCTTGAACGCCCGCGCCAGCGCCGACTCCATCTCGCTGCTCCCCGCAAAGATCCCCCGCAATTCCCGCATCACCCGGTCGGCCCCAGCCAGGATCAGTCCGCGGCGATCCTGCGTCCTCGACATCTTGTCGGCCTCATTGAGGTGCCCGCGCAGCTCTCGCGACAGGAACGCGATCCGCGAGTACCCCTCCTTGGCGTCCAGGGCGCCGGTCGTGATCAGCACCCGGGCGTTCTCGATGTCCTGCTTCAGGTTCGTGGCCTCCTCCAGCAGGGTCTGCCGGCGGTCCATGCGCGGGTAGAGCTCGTTGGCCCAGGCGATCAGATCCCCCATCGAGCCCCGATAGCCCATCACCGTCGCCAGCGTCCAGATCTCGATCGGCGAGGTGGCCGTCTCCACCGTGTCGACGAACAGCTCCCGGTCCGCGTCCTCCAGCATCCGCAGGAACGAGGCAACCGACGTCACCCCGGCGGTGTTCATGCGTAGTACCGTTGCCCCTGCTGGCGGATGCTGCCCTTGGCGTGCTCCCGCAGGCGGATCGTGTTGTCGCTGGCGTTGTCCTGCCCCAGCCGCTGCTGCTCACCCTGCACCCGGTAGCCCTCTCGGTCCTCGACGCCGCGGGCGGCCACGCCCAGCCGGTCCTGCTCGCCGGTGGCACCAATAGCAAGCCGCTGCTGGCCCCCCTCGGTCTCGGTCTGCCCCCGCTGCAGTTCAGCGGTCGTGCTGAGGATCTCTTTCTTCGAGCCGGTCTCCGCCGCCAGCAGCTCCAGGGTGTTCCCCTTGCGCAGGTTCTCCGTGCTCTGCTGGTACCGGGTCAGCGAGCCCAGGAAGGCGTTGTCGTACTCGATCTGGGCCGCCGTGTTCATCGACGTCCCAAAGGAGTCCGCCAGCTTGCCGACTGCGACACCCGCCAGGGTCTCGTTGCCGGCGTACTTGTTGGCCAGGTTCACCAAGCCCGACTGGGCCCGGTCGTAGATCGACGCCGCAATGCTGCCCCCGTAGGGTTGGCCAGTGGAGCCTGTGGAGGTTGCAACGGAAGCCATGGCTCAGGCGACGAAGAGGGCAGCGATCGGCGCAATCGCGCTGGTCAGCTCGCCAAGAGTCTGGCCGAAAGACTTGGGCTTCATCAGCACTTTCTCCATCAACGCCAGCCGGGCTGCGTCGTTGGCCTGCTCCCCGCCGATGGCCGCGCTCACTGCGCCGGTCGTGCCCTGGTTCATCGCCGCGATCCTGTCGGCGACCGTCAT